ATCTAATACTCTTTGATTAAATGCTAAATCGTCTTTAGTTTGATATGTCATTAGTCTGCCCTCGATTGCCATGTTGTATTGATACCTACCTCATTAAGATATTTAGATACTGCAGCCATCGCAGTTTCTTTAATATCCATTGATTGCACATGAGACCATTTATGACCTTTAACAAAATCATAATAACTTATATTCCAGCCACCATGATAATGCTTATCGCCAATGTTATTAGCTTTACACCAAGACACAAACTTGCCTCTTGCTGGTCTGATAACAATGTTAGCAAATCCACAATACAAAGGTTCTTCCTTGTACTTGTCAATTGACTGTTGTGCTACTTGACACGCTTTGTCGAATGTTTGTTTATTTATATCCGTCATTTTATTAACCCTTTCCATAAAGTTATTTAATGAAACCATTGGTACGATATACAATTTTATTTGTACACAGTTATTTATAAAAAAATTACAGCTGTGACACTTATGCACAAGTGTATCATTTATATCACACTGTATCAATTATGTTACATTGTAATACTTTGTAACAATCCACTTTATAATCATTATAAACTACAGATCCATGTGTTCACGTGTGTATATATAAATAGAGCGACGACAAAAAAACCAAAGTGCCCACACAAAAACATAAGAGCAAAAACAAATGCGGCGCGCGACCACTCGTAACAATTCGTAACAAAAGAGATAAATCATCTGTTGATTGTTATTGATTCATTTGATTTTTGGATCGACGCGTGACGATAATGGTGACACAGTGCCATAAAATCGCGGAGGGGGACCCTCGCGCCTATGTATATCATAAGGCCTCTTAGATTTTTTCACTGGAATTCGGAGTCTTTTAAGCTCACAATCAGCACAGTAATATTTTGTATCATTGTGTTTTATTACAGCCTTTTGATCACACGTGTCACACGCAGGACTAAACATTTGGGACCTTCGTAACCTTTAGTACATTAGAACTAGGCATTGTTGTTATGTTCCCAACGTCTCCAAGTGTCCCATCGTCATTAAAGTTTACATCAGCCACTATGACATGTACATCTTTGTCCTGTCTAATCAACCAACCTGTACTGATACAAGTGGTTACCTTACTGTTCATTGCGTCCTTGAGTGTCTTCCAAGAGGAATCGCTGTTGATGTCTGACCATGTTATTTGTACATAATCAGCCTTCAAGACTTGCTTTGTTACTTTTGGATATTTCATAATGTTGCGAAGAGCTCCTATTGGGAGAGAGACCATAAGAGCCCTTCTCTAATAGAGGCTCCAATTAATCTATCTCGTTATTACTATCCATGACATACACAAGGGGCATACCGATACGTGTACCAATCTACCTGTATATAAACATATACCGGACTAGATAAAAGACCACCACACGCGCTCTGGTGAGGCCTAACCTATCCAATTTGCGCGACGTTGAGGTCTACCTGTGGCATTCTCCATGAATCTGTCTAAATCTTTTTGTAACATTGATTCTCTATGTTCGACTCCAGCTTGATCTTGATCTACATCCATTACTGTTGTCCAATAGTTTACAGCCATACTTAAACAATCTAATAAGTCATCATGTCTCAATGACCCTTTGTCACGTGTTAATCTAGACATCTGAAAGAATAATCTATGATCTTGTTCGTGATTATTAAAATCATTACGTATTAGTTTGTCATCAACAATAAGTCTGTGTTGATTCATGACTGGTTCCAATGTATCTATAATTCTTTTCTCTTTTTGAACATTGTGTCTTACTTCTTCTATACTACAAGGATAATACTTTTGTAATACTGGTTGCAATATTTGAAGAAACATACCATCTCCAAAGTTACTCTCTACAACTATTTGATTTACATTTTGTTTTTTAGCTGCAGATACAATTCTTTTGAGTGTAACCTCATCATACCCACCATCGAGGGCGCCGAAGTCTGTAATATATAAGCATCCGTGTAGCATTTTAACTACTGTATATGCCGTTTTGTCAGCACCACGTCCACTTGGGTCGATGGCAAGCACAGATCCTTCGAATTCCTTATATTCATCACTCACATGCATTGGAGATGTATAGTAATCTCCTTTTAAGCCTACGTTAGGAATATCGGGATCTAAACTTTTAATGTTATCTTGTCCACTTGCCCATAATACTTTCACTGGAGCTTCTTTCCAACTACTAGAACCGGACAAAACTATAAGATCATTTAGTTTAAGTGGGTATCTATCCATATCAGATAGAGTTGTGTCCAACATAAACTGTAATGCAAAGCCTGAACGACCATAAGATGCTTCACGTTCTAATAAATCTGTCTCATCAAAACGTTTTGAATCTACAGGATCGCCTGGTTTACCTTTTGTCTTTATTAACTTAGGAGATAACTTGTTTCCGTAACTAATTCTTTGTTGATCATTAGGAAGTCTAGCTGGCCATATACGTGTTTTAAAGCCACGTTCTTCTAAGTTATTATATAAACTAAATTCTGTTTGTGGTGTTCCTAGAAATACAATTCTACCTACTTCTGGTTTAATAATTGCATCAAATTCTTTTACAGTTTCACTTAATCTGTCTCTCATTAATTGTGTTTGACTATTATTTGCTGATTCTACGTCATCAGCTACAATAAGATCAGCACGTGATCCTGTTAATTGTGATGTAACACCTAATGATTTAACTGAAGGAGCATGAGATGCTCTTGCAGGTCCTACATCGAAACTAATTTTAGAGTGTCTTTGATCATTTCTCGGTTGTAAATGTTCTAATATGTCCATTTCACTTATAAGTCTTTGTGTAAATGTCGAGAAATCATCAGATCTACTTTTAGATGCTGAAACAACTAATATATTTTTTTGTGGATCTAATAATAATTGATGACATACAAACGCAGAAGTAATCCATGATTTACCTACACCACGAAAGGCTTCTATAACTAATCTTTTAGGACCATGTTGTAAGAAGTCTGCGATATCGTATTGAATAGGTGTTGGTTCGGGTAAATTAAGATGGTTCCATGTTAGATACAAAAAATTTTTAAAATCTTTTAATCTTGGGTCCATTAGTGCTTAGCTCTATTTCTACTTCTAGACATAACTCTTAAATTTCTTCTAGAATTATTTCTTGGGTTACCATCACGATGATCAATATCTCTACCGTCACCTTTAGATACTCTTCCTGTTCTAGTTAAAGCTCTTCTAACTTTGTTTCTAGAAGCTCTATCTTTTTTTGCTTTAGTTGTAGAACCGTATGTAAGATATTCTTGCTTATAATTTCTCTTCTTCATTTTGGTCCTTTTCTAATTCATCAAATGGTAAATTTTCAATTATGTTTGTAGGTTTTTCTTTTTCTTCAATGCCATAAGCTTTAGAAATATCTAAACAAACCTTTAAATCACTTGCTGATAATTCTACTCCACTTGATAACTTTTGATGTGCTTGATTAATTAATAGTGTTGTTATTTCTTGTGCTTTACTTTTCGTCTTTTCTGATTCGCTCATTGTTCCACTCCTGTACGTCGAATGCTGGACATTCTTTTTTACTTATTTCGTTATGTCCAATAATTTTAACTCCCAAATATTTGTCTTCTAGTTGATCTATTAGGTAACCAAAACTATTCCATTGATCGTCTGTGAAATTGTTTTCAGCTTTTTTGTAGTCATCTTGGTTAGCTCCACCAACAAGGCAAACACCAAGACTATTGTGGTTATAACCCAAAGCATGTGCGCCTTGAGTTTGTTCATCACGACCTGTTTCAACGTTTCCGTTTCTTTTTATAACGTAGTGATAACCTATTTTATCAAACCCACGTTCTTTGTGCCAAGCATCGATAGTTTTTGCATCAATGTCTTGTGATGGTCGTGTTGCTGAACAATGCACCACAATATATTTTACGTCCATTTAGAATATCCAATTCCAAATCGTTAAAAGTACTATAGCTGCACAAAATCCTACAACCATTTTGCCTCTTTTAGTAAGAGTCTTATCCCACCAAATCCAGGCTCTTTCCCATATACTCATATTCCACTCCTTTGTATTTGTTCGTAAAGTTCTATGACTATTATTATGGCTAGTTCCACTGCCAAAACGGTATGGTAGATGGTCCATAATACTGTCTGCTTTTCTTTTTTCTTCATTATTTTTTCTTCATTATGTCTGCACCTTTAAGTCCGTAAATTGCACTAACAACTCCAATAAAAAGTGCTTGATACCAAAAAGGCATATTATTAAATTTATCAAAAAACATATCGACTTTTGACATAATCTCTGGGTCTTCACTAAATATAGACCAAATTAAGATCATCACAGGAGCCGACACAAGAATCAAAACAAATTCGTCTTTCCATCCTTGTTGATTGTTTGCAATAACTGCTTTTTGATATTCTATTTCACCAGAAGCCATTCGTTCTGCGTGTTTCATTTCTGCTACTGATTCTAATTCTTTAGTTCTTCTTCTATTAGAAGCAATTGACATTCCTGTTTTAATAATTCCAGGTACTAGTTTAGCTGCAATATTTAACCACATTTACATTCCTCACAAGTACACACTCCATATTCGTCAGAATGAAGATCTTTTTCTTCTCCACAATGACATGGGTGAAAACATTTTTTACAAAATTTACTTTTGGCCATCGTCTTTATTACCTTTAAAGTTACATTTAGATTTTATATTCCACACTTTAACTAAAATAACGCAAAGTATTATTAAATTTAATACTGATATGTCGTTATTAAATAATGCGCCTATTGTGCTATAAGTCATTTTTTACTCCTATTTTAAAATAAGTTTTTTAATATGTTTTTTGTCGAGGTATATTTCAATTTCTGCTTCAGATTTTAAACATTCATACCTAACATTGCTGTTACTTTTTAATTGTCGTTCTGCAATTCTTTTTCCTTTTAAACACATTGACATTGATTCCTGTATTCTGTGTTCTTGAATCTCGTTGTTTACAATCATTAGTAATGCAATAACTGTCTCAATCATTTAATTTCCGTTTCCATTTTTATAATGCATATCTCTTGCTTTATCTTTTAGCTGTTCAATGTCTTCTAAAGCTTTTTCTAATTGTTTTGATATAAATTCAATATTAACTTTATTAGTCATATTCATCTCTTGATTCTCTACTAACTTTTCTACAGATTTGTAAAGATCCTCGATCAACATGAATTGCTCGCTATCGGCTGGAAGTGAACCCATTTCACCTCTTGGCCATTTAATTCTAAATTCTGTATTCTTTTCTAAATCAGATGACATTAAATGTTTGTTTGTTTCTAATTTATTTATTCTTTCAATAACGCCGAAGTAAGCCCATACGCCTACTGCTACTGCAATAACAATGCTAATCAAATTACGCATTGGCATCGCTACGGATGTATTGTCGGATATTTTCATTTTTTGTGTTGTCTTCTTTTTGATTTATTCATTGATGACCATTTAATCCTGGACGGATTAGTCGAAATACTTGTTTTTTTAAATCTAGATCTGCTTTCGTGTTCTTCTTTTGAAAGCAAACTATTTTTCTTTTTAGCCATTTAATAAAAATTGATAACTCCTCTAATGCATAAGATAACAAAACATAGTTCCATTAATCCTCGAGGAATGTCTTTATCTTTGTAGGCAAAATATGCCCATGCTAATGTTGATATTGCTGATATTCCCCAACCTAATGAAAAATATTCAGTATTTGTGTTAGTTAGAATCCATGTGCCTAACATTGTGAACGCGAACGCAAACCATCTTGCCATACTCACACTCCATAATGTTTATTCCCAATTAAAATAACCTAAGATAACTCCAAGTATACCGCCTATAAATATAAGGACACTAATTGCACCTTTACCTTTTGACATATCTTGTCTTAACGATTTTACTTCTTTTCTTAATTCGTTTATATTTTCGTTTAAAGCCTTCATGCGTTCAGCACAAAGTTTTTCGTGTGAAGAAAGTCTAATTCCTGTCGCCGCGTCAGCGTACTGTTTAGGTGTTAACTTTCTAGCCATTTAATTATAAAACTATCGTGTTAGCTTCATCTTCAGTTAATGCTTCACCTGCAATTAACTTTGCTTTAGCACTAGCTTTAAGATTTGCATTTGCTTCTCTTTCTTCTTCTTCAGTTGGAAGTTCAGCAAGTTTTGCGTCTAAAGTTGCTTTATCAATAGGTGTTTCATCAAACCAAATAATACCCTCGTAGTCAGTTCCTTCAGAACCTACTTGTGCGTCTGGTTTAATTGACAATATTGCGTCTATATATTTTTTTGC